AGGAAAACTTCTCAGCACTAAGGAGGGATATGATGGTCAGCAATAAAAAGCGTTTTTATAATCGCGTGCGCCGCACCTGCCTCAAGCATGATATTGATATCGAGCTTGATGGTGCGCCACGTAACTGGCGTTCAGTGCAGCTGCTCAAAGATGGCCAGCTGTTGTTGGGCGATTATGCTGAGGGCCGTCGTCCTCTTGATATTGACTGGCAGCGCATGCATGAAGAGCTGACCAAGTATGGATTCGTCGGAGGTGCAAAGTGAGTACACCAGCACCTAGGACCGCCTTTGATTCTGATGAAGAATATTACCGCGCATTTTGGCAAGCGTCTGAGCTTGGCGTAGATCTTACTGACTACGGCTTTTTCAAATACTTTTTCTCAAGCGGCTTGTGTCCGCAGACCGATGAAGAGAAAGCGCATTGGTTCGATTTGCCAGAGCGCGTGACTGTGTATCGTGGCTATTGCAAACTGCATGGCTACTCCGATGGACTGTCTTGGACTCCAAACAAACAGTTAGCGCAGTGGTTTGCAACAAGACTGCCACGCAATGAACAACCCACACTGGCTACTGCCGAAGTGGACCGGGACAAGATCGAGCTGGTCTTTTTGAACCGGGAACCGGAATACATCATCCTGCATATGGATGAAGACTCATACACTGAAGAGGAGGTGCAAAGTGAGCAATCCTAAAAAACAAATTCGTAACATCTACGGCTACTGCCGTGTGTCCACCACCGAGCAAGCTGAGAACGGGATCTCTATCGATACCCAGCAAGAGCTGATCTCTGAGTTTGTGCGCGATAAATTTAACCGGGATGTTACTGAGTGGTTTGTAGATGCTGGCGTATCTGGGACCGTGCCGATTATGGAGCGTGAACAGTGTCGGGCTATGACTGATGTGATCGATGAGTATGACATTGTCATTGCTACCCGGATCGACAGACTATCACGTAGCTGCAACGATCTGCTGCAAACGATTCCGCACCTAGAAGAAAGCGGCGTGACTTTGTATCTGTGCGAACAATTCAACGACATGCCGGTGGTCTATCCCAAAGAGATGGCCGCAAAAGGTCTAGATTCTAAGTACGACATGAACTCGCTTGTTAACCAGATTATGTTGATGGTTTTGTCAGCTGTAGCTGAGATGGAGTTTGAGAACACCAAAAAGAAATTTGCAGAAGGCAAGATTGCTTGGGCGCAACGTGGATACTCAATCGGTGGCTCTGCACCTTTTGGCTTTGAGTTTGAAGAAGAGCGCTTGCCACAAGGTAACCGTATGAAAACGCGCAAAAAATTGGTGGAGATACCTGAAGAGCAAGCCGTGATTAAAACCATACAAAAGTGTAAGCAACGTGGCCTTGGCGCTAGACGTATTGCAAAGCAGGTTGCTAACACGCATGCAGGCTATGAAGACTTCTCACCAAATAAAGTCGTCAAGATCCTAAATCGTAAGTTTCAGGGAGTAGCTTCCTAGTTGCGTTTTATTAGTTATAATGCTAGTAGCACAGGACTAGCATATGACTACAATTGAAAACATAGAAGCGGCGATTGCGAAAATAGATTCGATACTGTTGCTCGACTACATCACGGGTCCAGTGCGCGAAGAATTAACACACATCAAAGCGTATTTAGAAAGCGCAAAAGCGGATCTTAGCTGATGGCCAATATCAACGGGTGGGGTCGAGGCGCATGGGACGAAGGCGCTTGGGGAACCGAACTACCTGTTAACGTAACCGGGCAAGCGATTACGTCTGGTATCGGATCTTTATCTGTCACAGCCGCAGCTAATCAAACACCGACTGGACAAGCCATAACATCAGGTCTTGGCGCATTATCTGTCGTCGCACAAGCAAACCAAACGCCTACTGGTCAGGCTATAACTTCTGGCCTTGGATCGGTATCTGTTGTTGCGCAAGCTAACGTCACACCTACAGGTAGGGCGGTCACATCTGCACTTGGATCTGTCGAAGTACACCATAACGCTGTTGCAGAAATAACTGGCTTGTCTATGACTTCTGCGCTTGGCACGGTCACTACAAACGCCGCTGCAAACGTAACACCGACAGGTCAGTCAGCCACATTTAGTATTGGCACGACTTTGGTGTATGGCGAAATAGATACGTCACAAACACCTAATTACGCTACAATATCTACAACACAAACTCCCGGTTATGAGGAGATAGAAGCAGGCCGAGATGCAGCTTAAGATTTTTTTGCTATAATGCAGAAAGGAGAATAGAAAATGGCAACCTATGTAAATGACCTCAGATTAAAAGAGATCGGCACCGGAGAGTCTTCAGGAACTTGGGGTACGGAAACGAATGTTAACCTCGAATTGATAGGTGAAGCTCTTTCTTTTGGCACCGAAGCCATAACCACTAACGCCGATACTCACACCTCTACCGTAGCCGATGGCTCTACAGATCCGGCTCGATCTATGTACATCAAGTACACCGGCACACTTGATTCCGCCTGCACCATCACTATCGCACCAAATACGGTTTCGCGTTTGCACTTCATAGAAAATGCAACTTCCGGGTCGCAAAATATTATTATTTCTCAAGGTAGTGGCGCGAATGTAACTATCCCAGCGGGAGACGTAAAAGTCGTCTATCTTGATGGCGCTGGTAGTGGCGCTGCTGTAGTCGATGCCTTTGCAAGTTTGAATGTAGTAGATCTTAAAGTAGAAGACGATCTCACCGTTACTGACGATGCAACAATAGGTGGCACTTTAGGTGTTACAGGCGTCCTTACTGCCAACGCTGGCGTAGTCGTAGACAACATCACTATAGACGGTACTGAAATAGATTTATCAAGCGGTGACTTGCTTATTGATTCTGCGGGCAAAATACAACTTAGCGCCGATACAGCGGGAGACATAGAGCTTTTTGATGGAACTTTGCATTACGCGACCTTGAGTGAAGATAACAGTAATTTTTTAATACAGTCCATCATTCAAGACGAGGACATACTTTTTAAAGGCGATGATGGCGGTTCTGTAATAACAGCCCTTACCCTTGATATGTCAGATGCCGGAACAGCTATCTTTAATAGTTATGCAAAATTCTCAGACAATCAAAGAATTGTTATGGGTGCTGGTACCGATTTATCTATCTACTCAGACGGCACAGACGGAAACATAGATGGCGCTGCTAAAATAAAATTAGATGCCGTTGATGAAATACACCTAGACTCAGACTCTGGAATTATCCGAATCCAAGATGATGCTGGCGATGTTGGTATGTTCCAAATGACCAGCTCAGATTTCATAATAAGATCTATGACATCTGACAAAGATCTCATCTTTAAAGGTAATGACGGTGGTTCTGTAATAACAGCCCTTACTCTTGATATGTCAGAAGCTGGCGCTGCTACTTTTGGCGATCCTAGTTACGGTAGCGGTCTAGGCCAAGTTAGAATAATAAATAATGCAAACTCTATAGCTCCGGCATCTCTCAGTTTATTTGGATTCGGTAACGTAGCAGACGACGCGGAATACGCAAAAATTGATGCGGCGATGCAACTCAGCGGAACTGCGGGTCAAGTCGCTGCAAGCATATCATTCCAAGCGGATGGCACCGGAGAGAATAAATCTCACATCGATTTCTTGACGCATACCAGCTCTGCTTTAACTCAAGCGATGCGGATAACCTCTGCCCAGAGAGTTGGCATCGGGCCTACCGCGCCCGACTCTCTGCTTCACGTAGATGGATCGTTAAGCGGCGGACCTGTTTGCACTATTCACCAAACTGCTGGTGCCAGCTCTAGCGATAGAGGCCTTGAAGTAGAGACAAGCTCTACAGGAACTACAGTTCAAACATGGAAAAATTCAGGTTCAGAGCTGGCTAGAGTAAACGGGTCAGGACTTTTAGGGATTGGAGCAACATCTTTGGATGCAATATTAACCGTCTCAGGTGAAAGCAGCGGCGGGTTTAATAGTTTATTTACACAAGGCAGCGCCGCATATCAAAACTTTACTTTATTTTTTGATGATAGCCGAGGAAACGG